GCCTGTTCCTGCTGCAACGCCTGGGCATGGAACTGACCGACCAGGAAGCGGCGGCAATCTGCTGGCACATGGGCGCATACCGCGACCACGATTGCTACAACGAAATGGGCAAGGCATTTGAACGTTACGCGCTGGCCTTGTTCCTGCACCTGGCCGACATGACGGCAATGTACTGGTGGGAATCGTGAGGGCGGCGCAATGGATAACTGTATTTTACTGAGCATACGCAAGAACTGGGCGGCGGCGATCCTGTCCGGCGAAAAGAAGCTGGAAATTCGGAAATGTGCGCCCAGTTACAACCCTAACACAGAAAAACGCGCAGAATATCCCCTGCGCGTTGTCATGTATGAGACCAAAGCCCACGGCGGCGCGGGGGCTGTTGTCGGCTTCTTCGACTGTCCCGGCTTTATCGGAACCGCAGATCCAGCCGACGAAACGATGGCGAAGCTGTCCGGCCTGTCCGTCGAACAGCTGGAAGAATACCGCGACGGCGGCTGGCTGTACGGCTTGAAGGTGCAGAACCCCCGGCGGCTGCCGGAGCCTGTGCCGCTGGAAGCCCTGCACCTGGACTACCCGCCGCAAAGCTGGCGCTGGCTGGACAGCATAAACGCCGACGGTTTGGCAGAAATCGCGGCGGCCCAGGGGGTGAAACTTTGAAAGCCCCCGCAGCGCTTCCCTTCTACCTGTACGACTTCGGCGCGATACGGCCCGACAGTTTTCTGCAGGGCGACAGCTTCAAGCTGCTGGAAGGGGTGCAAACCGAAACCGTGGACATGGTTTTTATTGACCCACCATATTTCATCAAGAAGGCCGAGTGGGACACCTTCGGGAACCAGCAGGAATATAACGACTTTATGGCCCGCGCCTTTTGGGAAGCAGAAAGAATTCTGAAGCCGAACGGAACGCTGGCCTTTTGGCACAATGACCTGCAACAAGTGGCCCGCCTGCTGTGCTGGTTGGAAAACTGGACACAGTTTGTTTTCAATTCCTGGGCCGTATGGGTGAAGCCGAATTTTCGGAAGAAGCTATGGGCGAACCCCGGAACCGGGAACACTTTGCGAAGCTGGTTTAACATTACAGAATTTTGCATTGTACTGGTAAAGGGCGAACCGGGCACAGCCTGGAACAAGTCGGGGCTGGCGCTGGCAAAGCTGGACATGAACAACTTCGGCCCGCTGCGTGAGTATTTCCGCGCCGCGCAGAAGTACACCGGCAAAACCAAAAAGCAGATAATCGACGCTTGCGGACAAGCAGCAGACCACTGTTTCCGTTGGGGAAGCAGTCAATGGCTTTTGCCAACGCGGGAAACCTACTTGGACATTGTGGCGAAGTTTGAACTGGACAGCTGGGAAGGATACCGAGACTTCGACAGCCTGCTGGAAGAACAGGCCAGGCTTGTGAAGCAGTACGACGAACAGATACAGGCGGCAGACAATGCCCGCTTTGTTCACAACCTTGACGCGAACCATTGCAACGTTTGGCTGTCGAATGAACCGACGGGGGGGCATTCAATCCACCCGACGCAGAAGCCTGTTGACCTGCTGGAACGCGCAATACGAACGCACACAAAACCGGGCGCGGTTGTCTGTGATTTTTTCGCGGGCAGCGGCAGCACCGGCGTGGCAGCCCTTAAAGCCGGGCGGCGGTATATCCTTATCGAACAAAGCGCCAGCTACCACGAAAAGGGGCTGGCATGGCTTGAGGAAACAAAAAGCGCCCTTTGCACTTGACTGCAAAAGGCAATAAAGAAAGCCGCCCCTGTGGAGAGGGGCGGCCTACAACGTGCCGAGGTAAAAATATAACACCTTCATTATAAAGGAATTGCGGCACGTTGTCAAACCTTCGCGGGCGGCCAGGGCCGCCGTGAAGGGCTTGTATGGGGTAGTAAAATAGCGACGGTTATTTCCTGCCGGGGAAAGGGGTGCAGGGGAAAACAGAGGGCGGCCAAGCAAGGCCACGGAAAGTAGAGACTAAGACAGGCCGCCCGGCGTTGTCCCTTGCAAGCGTTCCCTTTTCGTTTGTCTACCCAGAAAGAAGAAAATTCTATCCACCTACCGAAAGCAGAACCTTCCGGGAAATGCAGAAAGGCAGAGTATGGGCACAAAATCTTTTCAACGTGAGCGCCGCTTCCTGTGCGGCACAAGCAAGAACGCCGCGAATTACCAGGAAGTCGAAATTTACCCCATGAACGGAACAGAGCAAAGCCGAACGCTGGACCAGGAACTGGCGCGGGCTGCCGACTTGCGCAGAACGTCGAAGGCGCAGCAAAACCAAAACGCCAAGAACGCCCGGCGACTGTTCCGCCAGCTGGTAAATACCAACTTCACCGAGGAAGACACCCACACAACGCAGACCTATGCGCCAGAGTATCGCCCGGAAGCCGAAGAACAGGCGTGGGCGGATTTTAGGAACTTCTACCGCCACATAAAAGAGAAATGCAGGGCGCGGGGGTTGCCGAAGCCGGAATGCCTGGCCGTGATGGAGTGGGCAGAGGAAAACCAAGACACCGGGCAAAAAGCCGTCGCCCCACACTTCCACACAATTTTGCGGTGCGAGTTGAGCCGCGACGAAATAGAAAGATGCTGGCACCGCAAGGGCGTGCGCCTGGGCCGCGTGAACACGGACCGCCTGCAAATGGACAAGAACAGCCTGGAAGCCTTGGCAAACTATATGCTGAAATACCCGAAGCGAAAGCACCGATATTTCCGAAGCCGAGGAATCAAAAACCCGATAACACCGCCCCCGGCGGACGGGAAATGGACGCGCCGCCAAGTGCAAAAAATCTGCACCGACGGGCGGCTGTACGACCCAGAATTCTGGGCGAAAAAATACCCAGGCTGGGACTTGAACGAAGCCAGCGCAAGCTATAACGAATTCATGGGCTGGCACATAAGCCTAAAACTTCGACGAAGGGGGCCGTGCCGTGGGAATCGACATTGAACGCCTGGGGCCTGCCGCACAAAAGCAGGTGCGCGAGGAATTGGAGCGCAGGCGCAGGGCGGCAGCTGCCAAGGACAGGCAGCAGAAGGCCAGGGACGGCCCGGCGCTTCGGCCCGGCGGGTCTGATCGTGGCAGCGCACTGGAAGAAGAATACTACCGGGCATATATATGGCCCAAAGAACTGGCCGGAACCGTGGCGAACGTGGAACGGCACAAGAAATTTGAACTTCTGCCGAAAAGCGATTATTGCGGCCTGCGCCTGCCCGCTGCACACTACACGCCGGATTTTGTAATCGAATACACAAACGGCACTGTGGAAGTTGTCGAGGTAAAGCACGAAGCAATCCGCGCTTTGCAGGGGTCCTATGTGTACCGCCGCCGCCTTTTTATCGAAAAATACGCCCGGCCAAATGGCTGGATTTTCACCGAGTACATAAAACACGAAGGAAGGAAATGCAATGAATGATTTACAGAAGGCTTTAAGCCTTATCGAAGCGCAGCAGAAGAAAGCCGGCGCAGGGACGCCCGCCTGGTGCGTAGGCCAGCAGCTTGCCGACATTCTGAACGGACAGCCTGCCGCCGCGCAGATCGTTGCCGAAGACCTGGGAACCACGGGCATGGGGATTGCAGACTGCGAAAAGAAAATCGCGGAATTTGCCAGCAAGAACCGCACGGGCAATGTGGGCTTCTGCGGCCCTGCGGACGCTGACCGCATTATCCGGGAATTTTACGGAATCCCGAAACTGGAAATTATCACCGCCAAAACACAGGCGGTCCCGGCGGAACACCGCCGCAAGGCAATCCGCCTTGAAGATTTTCTGTAAGGGGGCGCGAATATGGACATACTGGCAGCATTGCCGAAAACGCCGGGAATGGCCCCGGAAGCGCTGTGGGCGTGGCTGAAACGCAACGGGAAGGCACACCCGCAAGAACTGATTCGGTACAAAACCACAAAGCTGGCCGACCCCCTAACGGGCATACGGGAAAAATATGCAGCCTGCAACTGCACAGCCTGCGGGGAATCGTGGCATACAACAATAGCATTGCCGGGCGAGGGCGGCGCATACCCGTACTTTGACACCGAAGAAGGGCCGAGACGCAACGGCGAAACAATACACTGCCCGAACTGCGGCACGGCGGCGCTGGTGGCACACGAAAAGCGCCTTGACCGCTGGCCCATCGTAAAGAAGGCATACCCATGGGAAATCCGCAAAGCGGGCGGCTGTGTTATGTTTATCTGCTGGGCCGTAATTCACGAAACCGGCTACGACTGGGAAAGCACAATCGTGGAGCAGCGCAACGCCTATGTTATCGACCCCGGCGGGCACTGGCACCGATTCACAGCAATGGACCGCAGCGGCTATTCCAGTATGTCAACCATGTATTATACGGGCTGCTGGTACGAAATGGCCCGCTTCCAGGTTGCCGACGGCAATTTTTCAGCAATCCTTCCGCACTCCGCCGACGTGTACGAGGGTACACCGCTGGAAAACGCAAAGCTGGAACTGCTGGAAGAACAGGCGCAGGGCATTGACCTTCTGCACTATGCCCGGATATATATGCGGCACCCGGAAATTGAAAACATTGCCCGCAACAGCCCGGCACTGTGCGCGGCGCTGGTGGGCTTGACCGCCAGCCAAAACGGCGGCCTGTCCGTCACCGGTCTGGACTGGGTAAACTGGAAGGCGAAGAAGCCGCACGAAGCCTTGTACATGAGCAAACCGGAATACAAGGCCGCAAGCAAAGCCCAAGGCCGCAGAGCGTGGGACATTGGGGTGCAGCAACACGCCGTTGCCGTCTGCCTGCGCAACGGGGCGCCCAGGGGGTACGCTGACACGCTGGGCGGCGAAGGGGTGGCTTTTGCGGACAAGTACAAGAACCTTTGGACTGTGCAGCGCTTCGGCCTGGTGCGCGTATGGAACTACATACGGAAGCAACAAGAGAGTGCCCGCAAAATTCACAGCATAGGCGGCACGGTGGGCTTTTGCGTTGACTACTGGAAAGACGCAGAACGCGCGGGCCTTGACCTAAAAAGCGAAGTTGTGGCCTTCCCGCACAGCGTAACCGAAGCCCAGGCCCGGGCAACGGCTGCAATCCGTTACAGGGAAGACGCAGCCCTGCGCGGCAAATTCGAGAAAATGGCAAAGCGCCTGCAAGCACTGCGCTGGGAATACATGGGCCTTATTATCACCCCGGCGGAATCCGAAGAACAGCTGATCCTTGAAGGCAAGGCGCTGGGCCATTGCGTCGGCGGCTATGGCAAGGCGCATTGCAGCGGCGAAAGCATTTTCTTTATCCGACACACCGAAAGCCCAAGAGAATCCTATTTCACGTTGCAGCTGGACACGGCCACGGGTAAGGTTTTGCAGAACCGTGGCCGGCACAACTGCGCAAGAACCCCGGAAGTGGAAGCGTTTGAACAGGCATGGCTTTGCCAAGTCGTCAAGCCATGGCTGGACCACAAACAGAAGACCGTAAATCCGAACCACGCCAAGACGGCGGCAGCATAACAGGAGGAACAGACAATGGAAGACACGAAGCAGCTTACCCTTATGGGGAATGAAACGCCGGAACAGGCGGAAGCCATCGGCCTGCATTATGAGATTGTGAGCGCCGCCCAGGCTGCCGCCAGCAGCCTGCTTGACCTGGGCCGCAAACTAAAGCGTATGCGCGACAGCGGAAAATATAAGGCGCTGGGCTTTGAGACCTTCGGAGACTACACAGAGCAGGCCGTCCACATTCGCCAGCGCCAGGCTTATACTTACATCAGCGTTGTGGAAAAGCTACCAGCGCAGCTTATTGAAGAAAACGCGGCGGCGGGCGTTACGAAGCTGGCACTGCTGGCAAAACTGGGACCGCAGGACCGGGAAGAAGTGGCCGGAGACCTGGCAAATATCACCGTTACCGAGTTGCAAAAGCTGATTGACGAAAAGAACGACATGGCCGAGCAGCTTTCCCTTCTGTCCGCACCGCCTGCCGCCGAAGCGGAAGCCCATGAAGTTGACGTTGAAGCCGAATTGAAAAAGGCAGCCGACCAGGCCCGCGCGGAAGCCGAAGCCAAAGCAGCGGCAGACATGGAAGCCCTGCGAGAGCAGCACCGCAAGGCACTGGAAGAATCCGAAGCCAAGCAGGAAGAACGACTCAAGGCCACCAGGCGTGAAGCTGAAAAGGCCGCCGCCGAGAAAATCCGCCAAGCCAAGAGGGACGCGGAAGCCGACGCGGTAAGGCGTGAAGCAGAAGCCGCAGACAAGGCCCGCAAAGCCGCCGAACGGACGCAGAAGGAAAGAGACCGCGCCGAACTGGAAAAGGCCCAGCAGGCCGCCGCAGAAGCCCAGGAACAGGCCGAAGCCCTGCAAAAGAAATTGGGGATTCAGCAAAGCCCGGCGGGCGCGAAGTTTGCCCTGCTGTTTGAGGACGTACAGCAAAAGGCGGCGGCAATTATGGACCTGGCCGACGAAATGCGCGACGGTGGACAGCAGGAACTTGCGGACAAATTCACCAGCGCACTGGCCGCTGCGCTTCGGGCGCTGGCCGACCAGGCCGAAGGGGGCGAAGCATAATGCAGCAGCTATTCGTGCAAGGGTTTGTTTGCACCCTGCGCCT